ATTGGATCTCTGTTTAATCAGTCTAATGGAGCATGTGAAGTTCTTGGTCATGGTGCGATTCCCTTTGGTGCTAATTGGTATCGAGTTTATATAACCATTAGATTTGGTTTTGGTTTCTCTACATTGAGAAATAGATTGTTCTTTAAGGATCTGAGCGGTAATCTTTCGTTCAGTGCATCCTCGAATAATATTAGATTGACTGGAACCGATAACAATCTCACCCTTACTTCTTACTCATATTACGGAAGTTCAATTGCACAAGGTGATGGAAAGATTGTTGTTGGTGCTCCTTATGATGATATTGGTGGTCAGAACTCCGCTGGATCTGTATATGTTATGAATAGTGGTGTTGCAGACCCTGGTTCAACACAAATTAAGATTCAATCTCCAAACAACACAGCAAATGCGAGATTTGGTTACCATGTAGCGGTTGGACAAAACCACATTATTGTTGGTGCTCCTTATGAAACTCATAGTGGTCATACTTATGCTGGTTCAGTTTATGTCTTCGACTTAGATGGTAATTTAGTTCACACTCTTCGCAAACCTGATACTGGAAGTGCGATAATTGAATCTTATGACTACTTTGGTTTCTCTGTCGCTGTTGGTGCTGATAAAGTATACGTTGGAACTCCTCGTGACGACGGTGATGTAAACAATCAAACATATCATGGATCTGTTTACGTCTTCAATCTCGATACTGGTGCATACGAATCAGAAATTTCTGGTAGTGATACTGCAAATTATGATCAATTTGGGTGGAGTATTGCGTTTGCTAATAACAAACTCATAGTTGGTGCTCCTTTCGATGATGATGGTGGAAATGCCTCAGGAACTGTTTATGTCTACAATCCTGATGGTACGGGTGAAGTTAAGATTAATCCTGCAACACCTTTGGCAAATAGAAACTTTGGTCGTAGTGTCGCTGGTGGTGCTGGTAAGATTGCTGTTGGTTGCCCCTTCTCCGATCCTGGAGGAACCACTAACAAAGGTGAAGCATTCCTCTTTAATTTAGATGGCACGGGTGAAGTAAATCTTACACCTCCTAGCACCGTTTCTACTAGTGATTACTTCGGTTGGTCTGTAACGATCGGTGAGGGTAAGGTTGCTGTTGGCGCTTATAATGATGAAGATACTGGAGAACCTAGTGGTTCTGGTACAGTAACGGTCTATGACCTTGATGGAACTAATCCAACCGTATACACTTCGGGTGAAGAGTCTAGTAGTGATCAATTTGGTTATTCTGTTGCTCTTGCTAATGGTAATCTCTATGCTGGAGCTCGTTATAAGAGCGTCGGTGTTACTAGATCTGGTGCGGTATATATTGTTGACCTCGCAGGTGGTCCTGGCATTCTTGTCTGGGGTGCTAAATTGGCAGGTAATGTTCTTGGAACATATACTGCAGATTCTGGAGAAGTCTTCTACGCGAACGCAGAATTCAATATCAAGAAGTATTCGATTAGTCTACTTCAGGGATATATTGAGCAAGCACTGAAGAATCAACTGGTAAGTCCTTCTGAAAATGCATCATTCCTCAAATATTATGATGCTGCAGTTGATGTAAATTACAATGCAGATAGTGTATTTGGTGTAGTTAGAACCAGTCTGGGAATTATTACTGAACAATTGAAGTCCAGTACATATTACACAACGGTTACGGGTGTAAATGGTATCACATTACAGACTAAGGTCTATGGTGATAGAGATATCCCCGTTGGCATCTCTGGTGAACTTGGTGGATCTGACTTTATCTACGCGACAAACTCTAACTCTCGTGCTGAAATTCAGTCTATTGAAGAGAATGAAGCGAAGATTGTTAAGGTCTACAAGAGATTCCGTGTTCCAAATGATGATGTGGTGGATGGACCATTCCCAATGAATCAAACTGTTCAGAAACAGGGTGATGCTTCTGTCACGGGTGTTATCTACGCAACATCTTCTGACGATAACTTCACATACTTTGATATTGAGGTAACCGCAGGTACATGGACTGTTAATGACGTAATTGAAGCAACAACGGGCACTCCCGCTCCTACTGCAACGATTGATACAACTTCTACGATCGAAGATCGATTACATGTCATTGATCTGAAGGGTGGATTTGTTACTGATATTCCTTTCAAAGGATTTACTAGTGGTGCAATTGCTGATCCTGTTACGTTCACGCGCAATGAGGCAGCAGTTACCTCAAATACTGGTGGTGTTCTTACCGTTGATACTGAGACTCTCGTGGGTCAAATGGAACTCAATTCTGTTGTTTATCCTGCATCTTCTAAAGAATATCTCCTTGTTAATAAGTATGCTGGTCTCGATCTCAATGTTGGTGATAAGATTGCCTCTACGGGTCACATCAGATTGCTCTTTAGTTATGTTTCTGCTACCGATTTCAGAACATTTGCTGCAGGCAATAAAGTACATAAGCAGATTAATGGTAACAAGCAAGAGGATGTCTATGGTTACATTTCTGAAGTAGATAATGACAATAACTACCTGTATGTTGTTCCCGTTGAAGGAACCTTTGCTAATACAGATGTGATTGGTGATTATGGTCTTGGTGGCAATGAACTTCAGGGTCAAGCAACCATTACTACTAAGGTAGACTACGCGGGTGAAGGATCTGCAAGAGTTCAGGACATCAGAGATCAAGGTCTCAATAAGAGATTGTATCTCACTGAAATTGAGGGTGCATTTAGAGATAGAGATGGTATTCGTGGACCTGCTGGTTATCGTTCCATCGTCTACGAAAGAAAGATCATGAAGGCTCGCGTCCAGAGATACTTCAGAGGATTTGATGGAACTCAGACGATTTTCGATCTGACCACAAATAATGGCACTCCATACCTGCCAGATCCTGCTGGACATATGCTCATCTTTGTCAATGGTGTTCTGCAACCCCCTGGTGCTGCTGCTTCTTACACAGCGTTCTCGGATAAGATTCAGTTCACTGAAGCACCTGAACTTGGAGCATCGTTCACTGGATTCTATGTTGGTAAACTGAGACAACTGGATGATATTTCGTTTGAGTTTGACTCTCTACGTCAATCCTTCAACTTGAAGCGTAATGATTCTTTCTATTCACTTACGCTCACGGATGGTGTACAATCTTCCACTATTCGCCCAGAGAATAACATTATTGTTTCTGTTAACGGTGTTCTTCAAGAACCTGGCGTTGGTTTTGAGATTGTTGGTTCTAGGATTATCTTCTCGGAGATTCCTCGCGTTGGATCCACGTTTGTAGCATTCTCTTACGTTGGTTCTGAAGCAGACGTAGACGCGGAAGATGTCGTCCCTCCCGTTGAGATCAATGACCTTCTCACGATTGAAGGCGAAACTGAAGATCGTGAAGTTGCGGTTATTGAGTCTTCTAACTCCTTGATCACGTTTGATTATCTGGGATCTGTCTTTGGACAAGGTGCAATTGCAAATGCGAATCTAACCTCTGGTTACATCACTACTGTTGGTGTTACCTCTGGTGGATCTGGTTATAGCAGCAGACCAACCGTAAGACTTGATTCCATCTCTGGTTTTGATGGTTCCATTAAGGCACTGGTTGGTGTTGGTAGCGTTACAGTTCAGAACATTGGTTCTGGTTATCAAGAATCAAGAGTTGAGGTTCAAAGCACTGTTCCTGATGATTGGACTGCTCCCGACATCAGTCAGTATGGTGAAGAAATAGTTGATCCAGAGATCCTATAAATAACTAAAAAATGTAGCGAGTAATGACTAAGCAATCACTTAATGTCGGCTCTGCCGCGAATGATAACACTGGTGATACCCTACGAAGCGGTGGTCTTAAGATCAATGGCAACTTTGATGAACTTTATGCCGCAATTGGTGACGGAAGTACTGTTGGTATTTCCGTTGCTAACCCAGGAGTAGGACAAGTATTGAGATATAACGGTACGACTTTCGCACCTGCAAATTTTAATGCTTTAACATCTGCCTTGGATGTTGCTGGTAATAACATTACTTCTTCAAGTAATGGTAACATTACTCTTGCTCCCAATGGAACGGGTGATGTTAGAGTTACAGTTGGCACTGTCACATCAATTTTTGATGGGGCAACTGGAAACTTTGATGTTGGGACAACAATTTCGTATAAGAACGAATATACGGCAATTGGTAATGCTCCTACCGCTGCATCATATCCTGGATACTTCTTTACTGTTGACGGTGACGATAATCCATATGTGAATATCAATATTACTGCTGGTGGTGCTGGTGATGTAAGAGCAAAATTAGCAACTGAGTATTCTAGTATTGATCTTTTAAGTGACGTTGATACAACTACTGCAGCGCCAACTAATAATCAGGTTCTTAAATGGGACGCTGCAAATAGTAAATGGATTCCTGGTGATGATGTTGCTGGTGCTGGTGAACAGAATATCTTTGCTACTGTTGCTGGAGACTCAGGAAGTACCACTGCAAATACAGCATCCGATACACTAACAATTGCTGGTGGATCTAACATTACGACAGCAGTTACTGGAGATACAGTTACAGTTTCTTTCTCTGGAACAGTTGTTTCTAACCTTTCCAGTCTTACTGATACTGATCTTACAGGAATTACTCAGGGTGATTCACTGTTCTGGAATGGAACTAACTGGGTAGTTACTCGTAGTCCAATTACCTGGTGGGAGATCGGTGCTAACCAATCAAACCATTATACTTTTAATGGACCTGGTTTCTCTGGACCAACTGATGATCCTACACTTTATGTTCAGCGTGGTATGACCTACGCATTTGATAACAGTGTTCAGGGTGGCGTTCACCCATTTAGGATTCAATCCACACAGGGTTTATCTGGAACTGCGTATACTACTGGTCAATCTGGTAGCGGCACAGGTGTTCTCTATTGGACTGTTCCTATGGACGCTCCTAATACCCTTTATTATCAATGCACCATTCATTTGAACATGAATGGCACTATCAACGTAATATTCTGATATAAATGGCAAGAACAGTTCCTGGATCTGGTGCCGTCATCGAACCAATCTTTGATGAGATTTTCGGTGTTCGTGCGGTAAGAGTAAAAAACGGAGGAAGTGGATACGTTCAGAGCGATCCACCTAGATTGGTCATTGAAGGTTGTGGTACACCTGATGTAGAGGCATTACTGTATCCTATTATTGATGATGTTTCTGGAAAAATTATTCATGTTCGTATTCTTGAAAGAGGACGTGGATATGATCCTTTAAGACTTCAAATTATTCCAGAGCAAGAAACTCCAACTGTTGTATCATCATTTGATATCAATAGAATTTGGCAATCTCATCCAAACTCTCTTGCTAGAGGAACATTTCAAAATACTACAGATAGACTTCGTATTGAGTCTGATAATCATCCTAAACCCACCCCTATCCTTGCTGAGAGAGCACCTGGTGGTGGTCCATTAGTAGATCGTTCATTTGATCAAGTATTCATTTACAGAGGCGGTAAGGACGTACCTAATCCTGGAACTCGTTTAGATCAGAAAGATAAGGTAACGGGTATTCTTGCCAATGGTGGATTATTGCACACTCCCGAATGGGGTGCTGATGGCGGCGCACCTGCCAACTTTGCTCTGGATAGTGTAAAATACGATTACGTTAAAAGTAACAGCATTTACGACACAGTAACAGAAGGGAATGTTCGTTACTATCAGTCATCTAAAACTATCGATGAATTTGCACTGAAAAACGGTGTATTTGATTGGGGAGTATTACAGCAATTTACTTGGAATGTTAAGGTTGAGTTTGATAACATCATGCTCACAGTTTCAAATGTTGACGAAACTCTGGGTAATGTTGAAATTGGTAGAATTGTTGATGAAGTTGGTGGTGGTGCTAGAGGAGAAATTGCAAAGATTATTAGAAATAATCTCAATCAAATTACAAACATTTATCTCAGAAATGTATCGACAGGAGCACAATTTTCTGAAGATGATAGGTGCTTAGGTTCTAATGGATTTACGTTTATTATTGAAGAAGAACCTAGAACTTTCCCTCTTGGTATTTTTTATATTGATTTCGGTGAGGAAGCACATGAGTTTGGTCCGTTTACACCAGGACAGTATTATTTTTCACCAGAAAATATTAGAGTTCAAAGAAATTATCTGATTAAATGGAATCAGTCAGACTCTACTAATCAACCATCTGAGGTCCATCCAAATGGACACCCAATGCAGTTCAGCACAACTCCAGATGGTGTCCATAACCAGACTCCTGGAACTATCTACTACAATAGTACAGGATCATCTGCAGCACCAGCTGCTGACTATGAAAATGAGTTCCAACCCATTTTCATTATGAATGCCGATGAATCAAATCGCATTTATTATTTCTGTAAGAGTCATCCAGATATGTCTGGGTATGATGGACATGAAGGA